TCTGCTTATAGGAATACAAGTCCTTCTTCAAGGCTCGGTGAGTCCACCAAATTGTTAATTGTAGGGCAGGCCTAATGGCGAATTGATTTTCTTAGTAGTCAAAGCAGTCTAACTCTGGATTTGAGTTAGTATAAGTTTTCATTGGCGTTTGTGCTCTTTCCTTTGAGTGTTGATGTGCCAATGTTTCTATTTTTACGGGTATTGGTACTTCTTCTTCCTCTCTTATCAATTCTAATGGTATAAGCTTTTTATCCTTTGATTTAGATTTTGATTTTGATTTAGGTCTTTTGTCATTTTGATTAATTTGCATTTTCTTAGCCATTTCCTCTATTTCTTGTTTCTTGGTCTGAATATTTACTGTACTATTACTCACTTTAAGTCTGCGTTTGCTCTTTTTAACTTTATTATCTAATTGTTTTATATTTGGGTTAGGATATAGCTCTAAATTGACTAGGCTTTTCTTTGCATAAAACACCATTCCATCAGGTTCCATTTGGTCATCCAAAGTAAAGAATACGAAAGTGCCAACATACATCATATTGAATTTTGGTAAGTTTTGTACTGGGTCAGTGCAATAATAGTAGTGTACATTATGAGTTAACATAAGCGGGTGTTGGCTATTGTATATTGTAATTTGCCATTCATCTGGGTCTAGTATATTTTCTCTAATATAACAAAAAGTATTTATTCTAGACCCATCTCCATCCTTTTCTGCTTGGTAATATATTTTTCCTTTTTCTGGTGACTTCAATGAATTTAACTGTTGTATTGTGCTATTTGCAAAATACCAAACGACGTCATCATCTGCCATATCATAAACTGATCCATTATAGGTAGCCACAATATCTCCTGTATCATCCTTGTCTAATTGTAATATAGCTCCCAATGGTATCTCATCATCGTCTGGTGTTAAATAAATGGCTGTTTTGTTTTCATGGTCATCATCATCTATTTGATCATAGGTAGTTAATCCTGAATTGTAAAATATGTTAGTATTACCTATGGGGTTTTTCAATAAGTATGACCATGTTACATAGAAATAGCCTGGTATTATAGGTGTACCACTTGTATTATTACAGGCTATTGCTATAGCCATATAGATGAATGGGTTTGATTCCTGGTCAAAAGTTCCCGCTGTTTTATACAAATTGTATTGTAAATTGGATTTTAATCGCACTGTTGAAGTAAATCCTTTATAGCACTGTGATAACATACCTCCATTTGAAGTTCTGAGTGATTGCTGTAGGTTTACTGAGGATGGAGCTTGATTCCATAATGTCCCTGCAATGACATTACCTTGTTGTGTGACTGCACATTGAGGTATGTATGTAAATTTCATATCTAATGGTCTGTAATTCTGGTATCCTTGTGCCAAAGCTGCAATACGTGTTCCTAACCAATAACAGGGGTTTGCAGGTATTACTGTTATAACTCCGGTTCCTTCTTGATCTGTTAGATCACTTGGTATTTGATATACTAAATCTCTCCCTGTCACTTTTACTGTAGTTCCATCTTGATATAATATTTTAAAGTCTCTATTCATATTTTTCAAATTTGCAGCTGGTATGAATTTTCTCCTTCGCATTCTTGGTCTGGTGTTTCTCTTTCTGAAAGTTTTTCTTTTTAATTTCTTATTTACTGAATTTAATTTATTGTTGATGTTATTAAGTTTGTTGTTAATTTTAGTAGTAGGTTTACTCATAGCTTAAAAATTTTTCAGCCCCATGCTAGATTTGAAGTATTCGAGGGAAATTTCATCTTCTATTTGCTGATTTATATAATCATACTCTTGCTGTGTCAGTTTATACGAACATTTTTCTTGTAATTTCTTCATTGTTTCCCAATAGTCTCCTTGTATTTTGAACCAATGTTTATACGATCCTATATCATAAAATATTTTTTCTATATAATTTTCTTGTACTTCTGCGTCTTTAGCAAATTGTTCCCTTGACATATAAACGATCTTATCCACAAATTTTAATGCATGTTGGTATACATGTTCCATTGTTTTTCCATATTTATTCCCTTTATTCTTGGATAGGTATTCTGCATATGCCTTTGCTGCCTGGTCAAAACACTCAGCCATGGTTTCAAAGATTTTTATTCCTTTGTATGATGATCTTAAAGCTATTGCCTGCTGCTGTAGATAAGCCACTCTTTTTATACCTTGTATTGCTTTTATTTTTCTTGCGTACCTTGTTATGCTTAAAAATTTTCTGTAATCTCTAACTAATATTATTTTTGATTCTGATGCATCTGTGTATAAGGCTCTTAAAGAACAGAAACTGAGTGTATTAGGGTCACCTATTGTTAAAAATTTTAATATTTGTCCTAAACCATACGTCTGTATTTCTCCTGTAACATTTTCTTTATTAATGAAATATAAATCATAAGCTTTTCTTATTAATCTATCTGACACATATGGTTTGTAAAATACAGTGAAGTCGTCACCTTTTGAGAATACCTTGAAATCTTTGTCATATTCTAATCCTGCTTTTACGTTTACATAAATATTGTACAATGCCATTCTGATTGTATTGCATAGTGTTGTGTCACAATCTCCTGAAAACACAGACCCTAATATATCATATTCAAATAAATTCTTCTTCTTTTTATTTTCTATATACTGCACTATCATTGTCTTGTATAATTGGTGTGACACATATCGAAATTCACTTCTTGGAACATGGTATACTGCATGCTCGACTTGTTCATATAACCATCTATCCACTTCTTTAAGTGATACATCCTGTGTGTTAT